CTAGATACAACGCCCCTTTGAATGAATCTGTTGCGCCAGTTGCGCGGACAGGGGCGGTGCCAAAATTATGAGTGGCAGTCATCAACTCACCCATGAATGAAGTCGCCATTGCTTGTGTATTAGCCATGATGTTTCCTTAGTTAAAAGATGCTGCTTCAACAGCAAGCGTTACGGATTTTTTTAGCTGCACATGCGCTGACCGATGCACTAACTCGCCTTCAAGCCAGTATTCAACCCATGTGGTGTACTCGTTGTCATTATCGACGAAACCCTCTTTTTTCTCAAGAAGAGACTCGTCCATTTCGCCTTTGGTGGTTGTGACCAATGCCATCATCGTTCCTTATGAAATCCGCACAATAGCGGCGGTTGCACTAGCGGTGGGGAACACAACGGTAAACGTCTGTCCTGCAACTGTTTTATCGGCTCCGAAGTCCAGCACAGCTACGGTCTTGTTGCCCTGCGTGCTGTTATAAATCAGCGCTCCACGAGCAGTAAACGACGCGTTTGCCCACGCGGAATCCGCAAAGCTGACATACGCCGTTGACACGTTCTGGCCGCTATTACCCGAAGTTGGACTGGTGCTGATGACCAATATGTTCCCTCCGGCAACGTAACCTGTACCAACAACTTCTGCCGTGGTGCTGTACACCGTGGTGTCGGGGCCATTGTTTGACAACGCCGTATACAGTGCCAGCTTGAACGTGTTGGGCGTAGTCGGGCCAAAGTTGTGAACCGCCTGAAGAAGTTCTACCTTGAAGCTGGTTGTCGATGTTTGGGCAATGGTCATGTGACTGCTTGCCTGTACTGGCCGTTACGATAGGCATCTTGTCTCTCAAGGCCATCCCCAAGACGTTTTGCTAGAGCCAGTGCCTCTTTGTACTTGCCATCGTACAAGGCAAGCATGTCTGTCTCACCCTTCATAAAGGTGTACGCCTCAACCAGTGAGCCGTACAACAGCACCGTATCAAAGTTGTCGCCCAACCACGAAGTACCTGTAGTCACGATGGATTCGGGGTAATAGTAGAAATGCAGTTCAACGGTCAAATTGGCGTTGGGTGTAGGGCCAAGAATAAACGTCAGTTCGTTGGTAATTGCGTTGCCCACAATCGCGGGGCCAAATAGCGCGTAGTATTGGGGAATGCCTGTTGCTGTTGGGTTAGGGTACGCCTGACGAATCAAATTAACGTCTTTGTTCAGCAAGTAGTAGTACGTCTCAGCCGCCGTGCCGTAACCTGTTATGACCGCCAGAGAGTAGACTGACAAAAAGTCGTCAGGAGCTTTTAGATATTTGTTCCCGGCCTGTATGTTTCCCGTCATGTTCTTGCGAATAGACGGAAACTGCACCGTGTTGTAGATGCGCTGTTCGGCTTGCTTGATGAACGTGTCAAGCTGCTTTTTAGTCGTCTGTATCGAACCGTCAGCCAGCGTTATATCCGGGAAGTTATTCTCCGTATACGACTCAATCGCGGCGACGAGTTCGATGTAGTTCATTTTTACGCCATTGGCCCACGAGCCGTGATACCACGAGTAGCCGCGCCATTGCCACGGGTCACAGTGCCCGCAGTTTTGGTTGTTTCGCTGCCCGCAGACTTGCTGATATTCCCAATGCTGGGGTCTAGCGAGGACGACTGACTAAGATTAGGCAGCTTGCCGGGGTTCTCTTCTACCGTCACGGGCTTGCCGGACATAGTGTGCGGTTTGGCGTACGCAGCCGCTTGCAGGTTGTTGACTTTAGTAGCCATGATTAGCCTCGCTTTTGATTTGCAACCTTAGCCATGTTGCGGCCAAGGGATATCATCTCTTCGTTGGTCTTGCCGCCCTTACCGCCCTTGCCACTTTTTTCGGTAGCAAGTGATGGGCCGCTGTCGCCAAAATTGGTGCCTTTGGTTTTGCCTTTTGCGGCAACGCCGTTGGCTGCTGATCTGAATGCCATGATCGACTCCTTATGTCGTTGTAACACTGACTGTACCAATTATCACACCTAAAGCCAAGTAGTTTGGCGTTAGGGTGTCGTCAAAAAACTTAGACCCGCCAACCGGATTCCAGCCCCACTGGATGTTCCGACTACCTTGCCCCTGATACCCATCTGCCAGCAAGCCTGACGAGACGTAGCTGCGGTCAGGCCGTGGGTCACGGACTGCCTGCGGGTCTTCAACTGGGTACATACCCAATAACAACTGCGGCTGATCTGGGTTCCAGCAGGACGAACAAACCAAAATATCGCGTATCTTTGTCTTGACCGTTTCTTTACGCAGCGCTGTCAGCTTAAACCGAAACCCACAACGATCACACTCCGCAATCGCGTTCTTGCCGGAGGAAAACCGATTGCCCATTTACGTGCTGCTTCCAATGAACATCTGGCGGGGGACGAATCTAACACTGGCCTTCTCGCGGTCTTCATCTGCCGCCAACTGCCATGCTTCGTCGTACTGCTGCTTGAGCACCATCAGGCGCTCCATAGCGTTTGGCAGCTTCAAAGCCAAGTAGTACGCCAACCCTGCCACCATGCAGGGGATAAACCGGAATGGCACAGCCATTGTGTTTACGCCTTCGCCCGCATCGTCGATACGCTTCATGCGCCAGTACACAAACGTGTACGTCTGGCTGTTATCTGGTACGGGCCACACAGTAAACTGCGGGGCAGGCTGGAGGCGCTCAATCCACACTTGAATCGGGCGGGCTTGGGTCAGCTTGTTAGGGATGGTGGCGTAAGTAGAAACACTGATGCGAGTAATAGTCAAATCGGCCTGTGTTGCAGCGTTGCCTGCTCCAGTGCGGATGACGTGCTCAAGCAAGTCTACAGTGTTTGCTGGAAGGACGTACGTGGCTTGACCGGGAATCAGCGTAATTGCGCCCTGCTCAAACGTAAACATGTTCACGCCGCGATTGGCCCAATCAGCAAACAAAAGGTTCAGTGACCTACGCGCAGTCTTCAGATCATAGCCCGAACGCAGCTCCGCTCCGCAGCGCTCAAACGCCTCCTCGACCAGTTCTACCAAGTCGAGATTGAAAGACGTTGTGCCGGAAGTTGCCATTATTTAAAGCTCTTGAGGGTTTTGGCAAAACGTGCGCGTTGCCCCATTTTACCGGGCTGTTTTGCAGCGGCGTTTAGTTTCTTTGCGGGAATCTTTTCCCCCGCTTTTACACCCAAAGATGCACGCAATGCACCGGGTTTTTTAATCGCGGCTTGGATAAAGTTCTTAGTAGACCCACCTTTTTTCATGGTCTCAACACCACGACCTTTAAGGATGTCGGCTTGGGTGACTTTACCGTCACCAGTAAGATCAGGAAATTTGCTTGCCATTATCTAAACCCCGTTGTTTTCTTTGCAACTGTCTTGGGCTGTGCTACGAACTGTTTCCCGGCGGCTTTTCCTGCTCGTTTGGCTTTGGTCGTCGCAGCGTACTCAGCAGGGCTGAGACTTTTGATAGCAGCTTTTGGCAAATATCTTTCGCCAGTGTCAGAAGATTTTTTACCACTTTTAGTTGTCCAATCCTGTTTGCCCCAGTCTTTGAGAGACTGTTGCGGCTTGGCCAATCCACCACCCGCCATCTTCTTACTCGCGCAGTGCGCCTTCTCCGAGAAGCCTTTCGGGGCATCGCAGTTTATAGACTTCTTGCGTTTTTCAGACCATTTAGTCACGATACCCACCGCCTGCTGCTTTGTAGCGTTTAGCCATTACTTGTGCTTTTCTGGCACTCCACTGGCCTGCACCCGTACCAACGATTGCAGCAGCCTTGACGCTATTGAAGATGCGTTTGCGTAGCCCCGGCTTGGTGTAATTACCCGCAGCATTCACTTTGGATTTAACCTTACCGCCGTCCTTGAACTGCGTAAAGTCGGTGTCGTCCTTGCGGGCTTTTTTCTTGCCGCCGGGCATCTTACTGGGGGAGATTGCCCCCATGCCTCGGCTTGCCATCATACCATCCGACCTTTTGTGTGGCCTTTGGTGCAGCAGCCATCAGCACGCGTAACGCCGCCTTTAGCCAGCTTCAAAGACGTGCCTTTGCCGCCCTTGTGCTCTTGCGCGTCATGCTGTTTGAAAGCTTTGATAATCATGGCCTTGTCTTGCGACTTGTCCATTTTTATGTCTTCGGAGTTTTTAGCCATTAGCACTTCCCGCCTTTCTTCATGGCAATCATGGTGCCCTTGGTCTTACCCTTGGACTCAATCCCGCCACCTTTAACCATCTTGGTCATGCCGCCTTTTTTCATAGCCATCTGTTTCTTATCCAGCGCCATGTCAGCTTTAGAGCCTTCTTTCATGCCTTTTTTCTCAACATCTTTGCCAGACTTTTCAAAAGCAGCCATTTTGTCGGTGCCTTTTTTCTTAGCCATCATTGCCATAAAACCGGGGTTCATCTTTGTAGCCATAGTATCACCACCTTTTGAAAATTTGCGGCCCTTGTCGGCCTCGTTAAAGTCTTTTCCCACAGACTGCGGGACGCCTACTTTCTTGGCAAACGATGGCGAGTGGGCAATCGCAGCCATGAAATTGTGTTGTTTCTTACTGGTCGAAAACATGGTTGCCTTTCAGATTGTCAATCTTGCGTTCCAGTCGATCAAACCTGTCAAGCAACTGCTGCATGTCGGCACGAAACTCGTTACGTGTAATATGGTCGCGGGCTACTTCTTCACGAGTACGGTTTAGCAAAATACTAAGCCTGTCTAGCTCGTCAAACTTGCCTTTAAGCAAGAAACCCATAACAGCAACAATTGCGCTGAGGGCTGCGTTCCATAACATCATTTCCATTTCAGCACTTCCATCTTGCTAGGGCTGCTGCCTTACGGGTGGGTTTACCCTTATCGTCTTTCATCGGCCCCGGCATACCCGACATACGGGCGCAGAACGAGTCCTTGCGCTTGCCGCCTTGGGGCTGGGGAGCTTTGAGGTTGCTGCCAGTAGCTGCGTTGTACTTAGCACGGCCTTTGGCAGTCAGCCCCGCGCCCTTGGACACGGGTAGCTTTTCACCACGGCCAACAGAGAGAACAGGGCCTTTTTTCTTAGCCATAAAACACTTCAATACCCACAACAGTGCCTACACTGGTCGTTAAGTACAGCCCTGTAGTTGCCAAAATACCTTCACCGGGTATTGTGATACTGAAGTTCACCGGGGTGGTAACGCTGGCAATATCCATCGTAAACAACACAGCGGCGCTAGAAGAACCATCACGTATTTCAAATGTGGCTGCTGTGCTTGCCTTGGGACTTATCACAATACCTCTGAGGCGTGTACGTCCCGCCACAAAAGAACCCGCCGCGCTCAAATGCGCTGCTTTAACGTCTGTCTGCATCATAATTAATCTCCTTTTAAACGGGGGCCGAAGCCCCCTAGATTAGTTATTGTTGCTGAGCAGGCTGAGACTGATTACCGCTTGAATCACGCACTGCGTACGAAATCTGAATTGTGGCAGCGCCGGTAGTCAAGCTAGTACCCGCCAGTGTGTAAGCGATAAAAGTGTCAGTAGCGCCAACATTTAACCAACCACCGGGGGTAGTCGCGTTTGCTTCAAAAACCACGCTACCAACAGAAGTAATAGTTCCGGTAGTTGTAAAAGCCGTGCCGCCAATGTTCAGAACCAAAGTTGTGGCTGCGCTAAACACGGTTGTGGTTACAACACGAACTGAAGTAATTTGTGCGCCAGCAGGTACGGCAATAGCGTTACCAGTCAACGTGCCAAACACAACGTCAGCAGATTGAGACACAACGGTGCAGCCAGTATTACGAGTAGTGGCAGCTGTAGTGCCAGTAGTGTTTTTAGTTGTGCCAAGCAACCAAGGGCCGAGGTGAGTTGCGAATCCCATGATGAGTTCCTTACATGCGTTAGGGGTGTATCAATCTTGCATGTCAGTCAGCCGGGACTGTTTGATACACCGGAAAGCCCGGAGTGACGTATTTATACACCAAAAGAAAAAGGGGCACAAGGCCCCTTTTTCAAATACTTCCAAAGAAATATTAATACGAACCGGGTGAACCGTACATGCCCAGTGGGTCACTCCAGCCGAAGCTGTAACGCTCACGGGACTTATAACGCACGTTTCCGGTGTCAAAGTCTCCATCCATTGAGTTGCTCAACGCTACACGCTCAAAGTGCTTTAGGCCGTTTGGCACGTCTGTGCAGAGGAACCAAGCGTTCGTGTCTGTCAAGAAGTGGTTGATGGCATAGCCTTCAGGGATAGAGCCGTTGCTCTTCAACGCGTTGACATCGTTGTCGGTAGTGCCAACACGCAGGTTGGTTTCCAGCAAACGAGTAGCTACGAATTGCAGAGCAGGTGGAATAATCAACTTGCGCGGCTTGGCAGCGATCAGCAGACCGCGTTCATCAGTCCATGCAGCGATTTGAATCACAGCATTTTCCAGTGAGGTTTCGTTCAAATCAACACCAGTTGCGGGGCTGTTGAAGTTAACGCCGCCGTTGACGAGTGGGTGACCCACACGAACGCTAGATGAGTTAACACCAAACAACGATACACCGTCACCGCCGAGGTAAGCACCATTGAAGCCGTTGTTAGGAACGCCTGCTGCTTTAACCTGTTTGGTGTAGGCCATAGCGCGGGCCAGACCTTTGGTGTAACGAGCCGACAAGCTGTCGTACAGGTTATCTTCGACTGCCTCTTCGGTAATCGAGAAGCCCAGAGCGATGGTCTCGTGGCTGTAACGTGCAGTGAAGGCTTCCTGCGCATTGTCATAAGCAATGGCTTGGCCCTCGTTCTTCACTGGTGCAGCACCGAAGCCAGACAGCTTGGTTTCTTCTTCAAACGAGCGCTCTGATTTCTCAGTCTCGTAGATTTCCTTGTGCTCTTCGCCGTAACGTGCGTACTCCAGACCAAACAGGGCGTTCAGACCGGGGAGCAGTTCTTTAAGTAGTTGTGCGCGTGAAATTGCCATGATTCAGCTCCTTACAGGCCGACAGCATTGCTGTATGAGTGATAACCGGGGTTGAACTTCACCAAGATATCGGTGAAAGCATCACCCACAGTCGAGAAGCCCTGCATGTCAACAAAACCAACGACGCGGAAAGCGGCGGTAGTAGTGATAGCGCTGGAGCCAACAACAACCGCAGTGTTTGAGTTACCTGTGGTGGTGCTACCTGTGGAGGTAGACTGCACAGCGTTCAAAAACACGTTAGCGCCCAGAGCAGCTTGTGTGACGGAGCCAGCAGACTGAACTTGGAACACAGCGCGGTCATCATCAACGACATACGCAGTAATTGCTGTACCATTTGGAGCAACTGTGTTAGCTGGGTAGTACTGCGCGTAGATCACTTGGCCTTGTGCGTTCACATACGAGCAACCAACAAATACACCAATGCAACCAGTGTTAGCCGTACCAGTGGGGAAACCATTGGTTGTAGCATCAGCACCAGTAGAGGTAGCGATTTGCAAGTAGCCTGTAGTAGCCACAAACACCAACGAACCATTGAAGATGTTCGTGTTGTAGCCAGCAGGGTTAATCAAAAACTGACGTGTGCTACCCGCGTAAGGTAGACCACCCAGCTCATTTACGGCTTTAAAGCCGTAGGGAGAAGCAGTTGATGCCATAAGGCACTCCTTTATTTAGAACCTGAACCAAATCCCGGTCCGCGACTGGTTGTTGACTTGCGGTCAGCAAACAGCGGCATTCTAGGGTCATTATTTCGCATGAAGTGATTGTCCACTGAGTCCATCTGGTTCTGAGCTTGCTGGTTGTAGTAGTCATCACGGGAGCGGGCGCGTTCAGCGGGCATCTTGCAGAGCATGAGGCCACCAATCTCGACGTTTCCTGTCTTCTCACTACCAGCCAGCATCAGTTCTGGATGGTCTATTGCCTTTACAGGCTCCCAGCCTTCGCGCATCTTTCGAGACACGTTGGTCGGGTTTGACTCGCCCAGCAGATGCGTCATCACCCAACGGTACACATAACCCGGCTCAGGAGTCGGGTCTGGTAACGCCGATGGCGGCACATACACAGAACGAGCAGTTTTGTCGCGTGATACCAGATCACGAGGGGTACGATTTTCAGCCATTATTTTTCTCCAATTTTGCAACTTCAACAGCATATTGCTGCGGGGTTAATCCGTACTTTTTAGCCAGCGCAATTTGCGTAGGCGTGAGTTGAATTTTTCTTGCGCCCGAAGAACGAGCTGCGGGGGCAACAACCGAGGTTGGCCGTTTTGGAGAGTCATTTGACTTACGATCTTCTGTTTCCCCGAAAACTTCAGGGAACTTAGACTTCATGCGTGCGTCAATGCGCTCGTAATATTCGTCACTTCGCGGGTCTACCCCGTTGTTGACTAGATTTTGGTGCAGCCCTAGTGCAAAGCTGGTAACTTCTTCAAACCCATTAGCGCCGAACCACTGGTTTTTTGCCTGCCAGCGCAGGGTTTTTTCGTCGGGTTGCACCTGTTGGGGTGCGGGTTGCCTCGTTTGTACCTCATATTCTTCCTGCTGTAAAGGGGCTGGACGAAAGTTTTGTACCGCTGAAAGCCTCATTTTTGCTTCAGTAAGCGCTTCTTGGGCCGCAATAATGCCGTCCGTGTCAAACGCCTCTTGTGCTGCCTTAGCATTGCGGCGGGCTTTGTCCAACTCAGCTTCAGCCGCAGTTTCAGCCATTCTGTTGTACTGCTGTGTGCCGTTACTCACATACTGCTTGAGCTTGTTGTTCTCATCGTGCATGTGTTGGGCAAGCCGCTCCAGCTCCTGCTTTTCCCTCTGTAGGGCTTCTTTAGCGCGGCGCTCGTCGTGGCGTGCATGAGTCAATTCCTTGATACGATCTTGCGCACCTTTGGTGTAGTTCTCAATCTCGGCATCAGTGGGGTCAGCAACTTCCCGGTCTAATGGTCTGCGGCCCTTGTCTCTTTCGGGAGTGTCATCAACAACCTCGATTTCTATATCGCCGTCGTTTTGTTGTGAAACTACGACCGTTTCTTCCTGTTCGTCAGGAAATTTAAAAGTATCTGCCATTTAGTGCTCCTTTAAGCGCGTGTTAACCCACGGGGGTCTTGGACAACTGCGTCCACCTGATCGTCGTTTATCAAACGGAACTCTTTTCCGTAGATTTTAAAACGCGTACCAGAATAGGTACGAACGAGAACAAAGTCACCTGCCTTGCACCACGGGCCTGCCGGGAACTTGGTGGTGTCTCTGTACGCGTCGGGGCCAACTTTTAAGACAAACAGCACCGTTGTGGCGTGCTCTTCTTGTTTCATGAAGTGCCCTGCTTTAACGATGGAGGAGTTCTCAAACGTCTCTACAACGTCTGGAACAGCGCACAGAATTCTCCAGCCCGATGGGTCGGGGAGCTGCCGTGCTTTTTCTTCGTCGGTGGGAGGGTCTACCTCCGGGATGCTGCGCACGTCGGCTTCGTTGAGGTGTATCGTTTCGGGCAGCACAAAGCTGTTGGGTTCAAGGCTAAGTTCACTCATCTGATTCTTCCACTTTCTTAGCAAGGTCGATTAAGTAGCGCTCTGCGATAGCCAGACCTTGGATGATTCCGCAGAGTTTTTGATATTGATCGAACGACTGGCAGGCTCCCCCAGAGAGGTCGTCTGCATAGTTGTTCATATCGGTGCGTATTTGTTCGCGCAATACGCGTGCGAAGTCTTGAATCATTTAAATAACTTACCCTTTCGGTGGTTGGTTTTTAATTGCCGCCTGTTCACGGCTCTTTGCGATATCGATGCCCATGCGAACACCGTCTCGTTCTTGGTTGGCTTGCAGCGCTTTATCCACCTGTGTGGCTTGCTGCCCCGCCTTAAATCCATCGAGCTGCATCTTGCCTTCCAGCGCCTGCTTTTTCAGCTCCAGCTCGTCCGCTGCCGTAGCCGCGTCAAACATAAGGCGCTTTTCTTTGATTTCGATGTCTTTTTTCTTCAGCTCAATTTCTTGGCCCTTGAGCTGCATATCCTGCTGCTGGAGCTGCAACACCGGGTCTTGCGCTTGCTGCTCAGCTTGTTGCTGCGCTGCTTGAGCTTGGCTCTGCTGAAGAACCTGCTGCGCTGCCTGCGCCATCATTCCCGACAACGCCAGCTCGATCTGCGGTGGCAGCTTCTCGTCTTCGGGTGGCAACGGCATACCCAACTGCTGCTCAATCTTCTGGCGGTAAGCAAACCCAACGTGCTCGGCAATATGCGCCATCATCGCGCCTTGAATCGTCTGCGCCTTGGGGTTTTGCCCCACTAGCTGCTGGATGATTGGGTCTTGCGAAGCGGCCATGTGTACTTTTATGTGCGACTCATGATCTTGGTACATAAACGCCTTGACAGGCTCACTCTTGAGAATCGCCATGTTCTCGGTCACCGGGTCTTTTGGTTTCTGATCGTCTGGCAACGGCACCAGTTTGTCGGCATTTTTAATGCCCAGCACCTCTAACATCTGGCGGTGCAGGTACGGCTGGTCGTAAATGGTAGGGGCCATCTGCGCCATCTGAATGACGGCCTGATACTGCACAACCCGCTGCGACATGGTGGCCGCGTTGGGGTCTGACACCGGGATGATATCGACTTGGTTATAGTCTTCGGCCTTGGCCCTACGCCCGCCTTTTTCTGGCTCGTAGTCGTAGTCTGGGTCGGTGT